TGTGAGTATTGGCTCTCCCTCAGAAGTTGAAGTTGTATCGACGTAAGAATTATTCTCACAGGCACAACCCTCACATTCGGGATATGTTAACATCGGAAGACCAAAACCTCTCAGTTGACTTCCACTTTCAAACCTTCCGAACAAAAACGCGACTATTTGGTATAAAATAATAAAAATAGGAAAAAGTACTTGGAAAATTTGGAATATTATTGAAAACAAAAAATATAATAAGTCAAAGTTTTTAAAACCTTCGTTTACTGGAAACTTATTTACTGTGGAGGCACATTCATTATTATCAATTTCTTTAATCCCAGTGAATCTCCCACGTCCTGTCAAAAGATTTAATACAGGTATGTTTCTTTTATATTGGTCAATCAATGAAGAAACCGTGTATACTTTGTTGTAATCAAACTCATAAAAAGTATCTTCACAATTGAAGATTTCAGTTTCTCTTTGGGTTTTCAAAGTTCCCGTAAATCCATTAGTATATCCGGTCCAATCTAAACCAAAATAATAGGAACTCGCTAAACGACGTTGTGTAGTGGTATTTGTTGAATACGCAGGGTCTATGGCAGGGTTACTCCATCCAAATTCACGAACATTTGGCACCAAATAATAAGCTCTTTTAATTTGTTCAGTGTTGGACGGTGATTGTTGCGACTTGACTTTGAATCGGTATTTTGCTTTTGTAGGAATACCAATCGATGGGTCATTACTCAAAATTCTTGACCCATCTTCGGCAGTCGTGACATAATTTAAATTCATCGGAACTTCGGTCAACCATGTACCATTCTCATCTATTATGTTTCCTGAGTTCTCTAATCTATATTCTTCCAACACAGGTCTTCCTTGGTCATCTTGGAATATTGTTTGTCTGACTGCCAATATTTGACCAGGACCCGCTTCTAGCTCACAAAGGTTTCCAAAATTATCTTTTGGTTTACACCCTGAACTTAAAATACTAGGTGGAAAATTACTTTGAAATGAGGGGGCATTTATTTTAAATTTATCAATTGTCGAGAACATTGAACCCATGAATATTGAAGAGGGCGAAATTTCAATATTTGCCTCGCTCCTCAAATCAAAATCAACACGGTTGACTGCGGCTTGACACTGAGATGGGTCACCCCAAAATGGACTAACCTCAAATTGTTTTCTTATTGACACAATTTGTGGGAGTGTGTCAATATCAGGTGACGTCAAAAATCTGTCACCAGCAACCTGTGCCGATGTGGCTCTTCCCATTCTAATTAAATCTTGTGGTGTGAGGGAAAATTCACCGATATCACTTAAATCCAAATCCATCAACACGGTTTGAACTCCAACGGGAACACCAAAAATCATATAGTCCCCACTTTCATTTGTTTTTACAGTGTACCTATAGTACTTGTCGTAAATCTCAGCAACTAACGGGTCTTTTAATACATCTTCACGGGTTGGGAAAGTACCTGTCGCCGCATGGTTTGTATATGATGGGGCGTAAGGTAAAACATTAAAACGATATCCGTCAACGTTAGTATCGTCAGGATTAACATACGGATAAACTGCAACAATTTGTTCATTGGCAGCATCGGTCTCAAGAATTGGGACAAATATAGTTACTTTGACGTTTGGAACTCCAAGCCCACTGTTAGCAACCACACGACCAACAACAACCCCATATTGAGCACAGTCTCTGTTGTATACGTCCTCTTGTCCAATTTGAAGGGAAAGAATTTCTAAAAATTCAAAATCTTGGTCAAGTTCAAACGAAAGAGATTTGTTGATACCAACTTCTGTGTTTATTCTGTATGATTTTCCCATTCAAACTTTTTAAAATAAATAGTTATTTTGGGTTTTTCTAAGAAAGCCCAATTACATAAAGGAAATATACCTTGAGGGAAAATTAAATAAAGGTGTTAGGAAAAAGAAACATTTTGGAAGTTCTTAACCTTAATTTTAATATCTTTTTGTGGGAATCTAACTTGATACGATTGGTTTGGTTGGGCAAACAATGTGTCATCCACGGGTTGAATAATTTTTAATTCAGGGTCGGCATATCTCATGGAAGTTTGAGCGGATGAATATTGTCCACCAACTTTGTTTTCCACCACCAAATCAGCAACAGTAATTACACCTGTTTGTTGTTGAACAATTGTTCTAAGTTCTGACAGATAAACGTTTTGTCCCAGCTCTCTGATTTGTGGATTCATATAAGCCGCCACTCTGTTAACAATTTCAGATATAATTTGTCCTGAGTTTTGGGTGGCGTCCAAGACAACAGAAATCTCAAATGCCAAATCAAGAACCTCGGCTGAAGTCACTTGAATGTAGTCATTCATCATTCTGTAATTTGACAGATAATTGGCAACGTTTTGTCTAAGGGTATTTGACACAATTGGTGTAAGTTTTCCTGAGGTATCATAAGACAACAAACTAATAACAATCTTGTTATTATTTTCTGTTATTCCAACCTTAGCCGGTGCTCCGAATTGTGCCGGCATCAATCTTAGAAGCGAGTCGTAATCATTTACAGTAACCGCTCTCTTCTGAGCAGCGAAGTTAAAGGTTACATAGTTCCTAACTTCTTCAACACTTGGTGGGTTTGCCCCTCCGATTGCCGCAGTTACGTTATTACATCTTAAGGATTGAATAACACTATTATTAATATTTTGAGACGGACCATTAACAAAGAATGTTACGGTTCCAACCTGATTGATAACATTAGTACCAAGGTTTGTTGCCAACCCCCCACCTACTCTGTATTGTACAAAAAGAGTTGTGTTGGGAATAAGTGTGGAACCCAACGAGAAGTTGTTCTGAAGTGATTGTATTGTGACAGGAACCCCAAGATTGGTAAACGCATTGAGTTGGTCTTGGGCGGATGTACTACCACCACCGAAGGTAACCTTCATAAATCCTTCAGGGGTAAACTCGGTAATAAATCTATTGTTGGTTTGGAGGTATCGACCTACCTTAATACCTGGTTGGTCTGATACTTTAGTTGGGTCTTCAACGAAAATTCTGTCTTCAGCTAAAGCGTCTACTTCATACCATCTGTTTTCAACACCTAAAAACTCCGCAGCGGTTGGTACGTTGGTGTAGTTGGTTCCATTCTTAAGAAGGACACTTGTAACACCTAAAACGTTTTTGTCAGGGAGAAACAATTCGAAGAATGGTCTCACGTCACTGGCATTGATAACTCTTTTGAAAACTTTGGTAAGTCCATTAACTACCTGTTCTCTTTTGGTTATCGTGTAATTGATAAGGTTACCGTTTCCATCAAAGTTGGGAATCTTAAGTCTGTTGGGAAAACCTTGTAAGTTGTATGGTGAGGCAAAATCCACATCATATTGAGTCTCAAATACAATACCCGCACCAAACACCTGAGAACCACGAGTAAGAGTTCCAAGGTATCTTTCGTCTTCTTTGTCACCAAAAGCCGGTACAGTGATTGAGAAGTCCACCAGAGATACAGAAGGTCTTTGACCTGGTATCTTCAGTCCGTAAGTTCTGGCAATGTTGTAAATTGACGACCTTTGTTGAGCATACTGAAGTACCGTTTCTTGAATACTTCTATCAATATGATAGTGGAGGTTGTCGGCTACTGCGGCATTCAAATCCAAGAACACCGAAAATACTGAGGCATCATTAAAGTCCTGAATAAGTTCGGGATAGTAGGTTCTAACGTAGTTTTGGAGTTCAATCCTAATACTTTCGTAATCTCTTACTGTATAGGATATTTTGTTGTTTGCCATATAATATTAAATATTGAGGATAACAAAATCACTTTGGGCGAATGCCAAGTTGTCTACCGAAAAATCAATTCTGATTTTTGCTGTGTATTCAGAAGTCCCTTTACCAGGTACTCTGAATGGGGTATTAGCATCTTGAGCCAACTGACCACCTCTACTTTGAGCGTTGTCCACTTCTACCGAGGGGTCGGCAGGTTCTATTGTTATATTATTAATTAGTAAATTTGGAATGTATTTTGAAACAGAATCTCTAATGTCAGATTCAATGGCATTGAATGTAAGTCCGTCGAATGGTTCAAAAAGAAATTCATATAATCTTGTACCAAAATCGGGTAAAAAATATCTTGAACCCTTTCTCGTTAAGAGAAGGTGTACAAGGTCACTTTTAATTTGAGCATATTGAGTTTCCGTCAATAACAAGAAATCCCCTTGGGTAGAATCTTGAAAGGGAAATGCTAATCCATATGTAATACCATCTGACATATCACATAAATATACCCGT